GACCGCGCTTGTTTTGAACGTGAACTTGACCGTCTGTCCGTCTTCCGCGACGCGGTAGCCCGTGCTTTTGGGGTCTTTAGCGCCCTTCGGCTTGTCGGACTCCCACAGACCGTCGATCTCACCTATTAAGTCTTTGCCGACGTCTACGCTCATCTCAATATCAACCGAGAAGATGTCCCGGCCTTGCAGGTCTTTCTTGCCCGCGCCAGTTACGCTGGCCCACTTCAATTCGCCTCGTGGCGTCGTGATCTTGATTTTCGACATTGTGTCATCCTTTTCATATCGACTGTTGTCAGTGGGGTATTCTTAGTCTATGTGTCTACTCCATGTCAACAATATAATTACATGGAGTAAACACGATGAATTATGAGAAAGTGCGGCGCGCCGCGACAGGGTCGGCAGACAATGATGCTGTCTTGTCGTTTCGGTTGCCTGAGAGCGTCAAGGCAGATTTGCTTGAGCAGTGTGAGCGTGATCGGCTGTCTCTAGGGCGGCTGATGCGGGAGTTGGCGAAGGAGTTTCTGCGCAATGTTGATTGAGTTTTCAGCGTCCCGTGGGCGTCCGGGGTCCAAGACCTACTATAAGGACTTTTTTCAAGAGGCCGAGCAGATGAAGGACATGGGGCGGATGCTGCGCAAGTACGCGGTGTCCTCTTACATGTATTCGGACGGCGTGACCGATGGCGGCGAGGAGGTGCTGGGCCGCAAGGCTTCTGCGACTATAATTGCGGCTGGTAACGTGTTGTTCTTTGATTTCGACAGCAAATANGAACNNGTCACNTTCGACANGCTGTGTGNNAANCT